CTGGTGTAGCATTTGGACTACCTTCTCCTACTGGTGGTACAGTATCTGGACTGCCACCCTCTACTGATGCAGGATCTGTACCTCTAGCTTCTGGTACTTCCTCACCGTTAATAACGGCTAACAACCTATTGTACTGAGGGTCACCCCTTGGTACACGGCGTAGTCGATTATCTTCTGGATGTCTATAGGAAATAATACCGTTCTCGTGTAGATTATAATCTGCCCATCCGTCAGAACCCGTTGAAGTTATAGGGCCATGTACATTACGTTGCGCTACTTCTGTCTGAGCATCGGATATACGAGCCGCGTCATTAGAGCGATAGTCCTCTCCAGTACGCTGGACAGCATCTCTGAGCCTATCGTTCAACCGTCTTTCTCTCTCCTCTGGAGAACTGTTTAGCTCTGTGCCGTTACGCTCAATCTGTCTCATATACAAATAGTTGCGAAGTATCTCATCACGAAGATTGTTGTCTCCATTAGACCAGCCAGCGGCAAGATTCACCAACTTCTCGTTGTCAGCTATTCCGTTACCACGCGCCATGACCTCTAAGGCTCTGGCCGCATCCCAAGACGCACCCTCTCTAACAGCATCATTACCAAACGAAAGAGCCATCTCTCTGGCTTCACCAACAGACCCCATCAGGATACGCTCTGACTGACTCATGTTACGGATACGCTCAGTCCTCTCTCTACGTCTACGCCCAGCATGTTCTCTTTGAATAGTGCCGAGAACAGTATCACTAAACTGCGCCCCCTCACCAACTGGGCCAAGCCTGTCACGGAAGGCTGACTCAATCTCTGCGTCTGGGTCTCTGCTTTGTTGCTCTTGAAGACGAGCGTCAAGCTCACCTCTCAGTTCAGCACGTTGCTCCTGCGCTCCAGCCAGTTCAACTTCAGCCCTCACCATCTCTGGAGTAAGCCCCCAAGATGGAGCCTGTTCTCTCAAATAAGCGTGTATTCCAGATATAGTTGGAATGTTAGCGGTCTGAGTCAAGGTCTGGCTAGATAACAACCTTTGTGCTTCTACTGCTGCCTCTTCAGAAAGGGCTGCGCCAGACTCAAGACCAACAGTTTGAGCGCCAAGATCGCGCAGTTGATCGTCGGTGAAGCCAGTCCTTGATGCCGCATCGAGTCTCATGAGTGCATCTGAAATACCAAGACCACCCCCTATTTGAGCAGCTATGTGGCCTTGACCCCCACCACCAGCAGGTGACAAAAACTCCTCCCCTAACAAACGACCCATTGTAGGGTTCTCGTTGATTTCTTGGACAATCCTTTGCGCCATGCCTTCCATATCCAAGCCAGAGTTCAAGATTCTAGCGAGGGCCATATTCTCCCCAGCCTCCCCAGACATACCTTTACGGAAGTTCTCTCGCACATCTTCAACAAGATTACCTGTAGCACGAAGAGCGACTCGACTAGCAGAGGAAACTCTTCGTTGTTGCCTGTCATCAAGACCTGCTAACTGAAAGTAGTACCCCATCTCACGATGTTCTTGAGTATCGCGGATTACACCGAACTGGCGAATAGTATCATCTAAACCATCAATACGTTGCTGTAGCCACTCGTTGTAACTTTGTTCTCTTTCTAATCTGTTGGCGTACTCCTCTCGGACGTTGCTCATCAGATCGTTCATATAAATAGATGTGGTGGTAAAGTAATCACTACCAAATTGTTGTCCATTAGTTGGCATTACGAGTAACTCCCAAGGTTATTATCGAGTACGTAAATAATATCGTCCTTTTGATCTTCAGTTAAGTCTAGTTGAGACAGAGCCTCTATCTGCTCTTTGATCGCCTCCGCACGGTCAGCCCTATCTTTTACATCCATAATCGTACCAGCAGCACCAAGCGCACCCTCTAGTGTTTGTTGTCTGTATAGAGCTTCCTGCTGTAACTGAGTACCCTCTAGTGCGGCTAACTCTGCTTCCTGTTGTGCGGCCTTCTGCATGTTCTCTTGTTGTACCTGGTTAGCTAACTGAGCCATTACCGTTTGCTCGCGTTGTGCTTGCGCCTGTTGCGCCTTAGCTACTGATCCTGCTCCTAGGTCTTGTGCGCCCAGAAGCGCGGCCTGTTGCTGTCTGTCGGCCTGCATTTGCTGTTGTGCCTGTCCTTGTACCGCACCAAGACGAGTGTTTATCTCTGCATCAGTAAAGCCAAGGGTTCCCAACTCTTGTCTGCGCTGTAGCTCTTTGAGTCTAGCGAGACGGGCCTGTTCTGTTTCCGATGGCCCACCCATAAGCGCACCACCCAAAGCTCCTACACCAGCACCAACCAGACTTCCAGTAAGGCCTCCCACTTTTCCAAGCTGTGCGCCAGCTAAAGCCCCCTGTCCTGCGCTTGTCCATCTACTTGCCATCTCAAACTCCTATAAGTAATATGCTTCCATGCTAACAGACCAGTTCACCAAATAGGTGTATCTTCCTTTACAAAATCCCTGTAACCCAAACGAGTGATCACCCGCCGCTAAGTTCTTTGCTACATAGAACCCAGACCACTGATGTGAAAAACCCGTCCAGTCCTGAGTAGGGGGCGCACTAAAATGTTGCCTCCTAAAAGTTGAACATTTAGTGTTGGTAATCTTTGCTCCATCAACAACAACCCTAAGACTAGTCTCATCGGGAGTAGTCAAGCCGTCAAACTCTGGCGTTATGGGTGTAGCGTAGAACTGAAACATTACATTAGCTGGTGCTAACAAGTGGAACGATATAGCTGTGTTCGGGAAATCCTTCCCATTCTCTGAAGCAGAGTTCGACCGACCAGTAGGGCCATCACAGACAAAAGACTTTTCATTAGCACCAGAGGTTTTACCTGCCTGTACCCCCGAAACGAACGTGTGCTGGTTAGTGATAGGATCATAATGCCCCCTCATTATATGCTTAGACTCACACCATCCGACTGATGCTAAATCAGCAGTCGCCGCTGTACCATCCACGTAGTCTCTCATACCATCCAGATTTCCTTGGATATCGGAAGAAGCAACAATCGTTGTTGGCCCCGCAATAGTCGTGGGTACGTATGGCATTAGCTATCCCCCCTCATTATAATAGCCGACAACTGGCCATAGCCTATAGTAAACGACATAGGTTGTGCAGCATTGAAACCAAAGGGAACGGCATACGGATTGACAGTCCAGTCATTTATCTCAATGCTGGCAGCACCCGCGCGTTCGTGAAAAGCTACTGGCCCCCGACCATTTATTCTTATTTGCCTAATATTTTTTATTGAGCCAGCGTTCAGAATATAACAAGAACCGTGAACCGTCCTATCTACAGTTATGGGTGTACCGTGTACTCCTTCAAGAGAACACCACGCTACAGAATCTGTTCGTAGGTTTGTATCGTTTATAGGTATATATGTGGGGCCACCATGAGTAGCGTTTACTGCTGCTTGATCAGTCAATACTTCCCAGCCAGAACCAATATCCCACACAGGATAAAAGATAATCCCAACCGAATCTGACGAATCAGCAGCAACAAAGTTAGCCAAATAGTTCGGGTCGTTATGAGTCTCTAGCCTTATCGTAAAGTTGATCCGTAGCAGGTCGCCTATCTTCATTTCAACAGGAGCAGAAGTCCAGTTGAGCAATAGGTTTACAATCTCAAACTTTCCCTGCCCCGTCTGACCACTGTAAACTGGAGCAGCACCTGAACCATTGTCAACATAATCAAACTTGACAATAGGCTCTGTCCGAGCAGCACCTAAAGTTCTTCTGTCAACACCTTCACTGCGTACATTGTTGGCGTCTAGTGTACCCGTAGCAGTTGCAACATCACTGAACTTGGTGTTCACAGCAGACTTAGATATAATCTCCCCAGCAGGGCCAACATTAGTATTGTTTATAGTTCCCATTATCTGTACCTATTGAGGGCTAAAAGTGAACCACCATCATAATAAAAAAGAGCGTCAGCCACTGGCCTGTCTGTTGTTCCGACTATCTGCCAAGACACCTCCAGAGTATGTGTCCCTGTGGGGATGGGGAAATCACCGACAAGGTGTACTTGCCCAACATTCTGAAAAAGCATACCTGTCTCCATAATAGGGCTACCATCTAACAGAACCCTAAACATTACCCTGTTGCTGCCAGCCGACCCCATCTTACGGTTACTCAACCAATACCAACCATTATACTCAACATGAAGCATCCCCTCCTTATATAAGGAAGTAAGCCCTTGTGCAGAGTTTGTTTTCCAGCCGCCCGTATAGGTATCAAAGCCGATGGCAACATAGTCCCTAGCACCACTAGTAGAGTTAGGTAGGGTCTTGTTAGTTGCCCCTTGTATATGAATATCATTTCTCAAAGCATACTTGAGGAAAGCCTTTGGAGACAGATGAGCATCTCCCACTGAAGCATCACGCAAGTTCTCCCTGTCTAATCCCCCGTTGATAACTCCTTTGACCGAGTTGTAAGCCTTATCGAACGTCTCCGTATCTACGATATTAGCTTGACGAGTCTGTGCTTCTGTCCACTTGAACGGCATTATCGCTTACCTTTGACTGTAGATGTATTGGTTGCTGCGAGTTCCACCGAGTACCCCAGGAGAACAAGATCCTGCGAGGTCTCGATCTTGAATGAGAAGTGAGAACACGAACCTTGTGCAATCGGGTAGCGCAAGCAAGTAAACATTGGGTTCTCCCACACCGAGGTGTCCCATGTCGCCTTCCCGTATACATTCTGATCAACATGATCTGCCCTCTGAATCTTCACTGCGGCTGAAGTCTTACCAGTATAGTCAAAGTCTGTATAATAGGTGATTGGTATGGCGTTATCACCAGCAGTCATCACATATAGATAGACGTACTTGACATGCTTCTTCTTCTGAGGTGCCCCGTAATCTAACCACGGTGATTGATAAATACTTATTGGAGGAGCATTGGGTGTAGCCGACACAGGGTCTGTTCCAGCATTGTATGTATACCCGTCTGTTCTTTGACGAGAGATTACAAATAGTCCAGTATCGCGATGCGAAAGACCGACAGGATAATCACCAATAGAATGGCCAAAGATAAGGTTACCGTCTTGATCCACCGACAAAGCTCCGACTGGAAATCCTTCTCTTGTTGACCACGAGTTCTTATCAATATGAAAGACGAGACCAAGGTTAGGACGGTCATTGCCATCAGCAGGTACATAACAGTGCCACTCCCTCCACTTAGGGCTGTAAGCAGCAGTAGCTCTAGCCAATAGATTACGGTTCAGACGACCCATTGTCTTTACTAGTGTCTTGCTAATCTTCTCAAAGACCAACTCAGCACCACCATCTAGACCACCATTCAAGCGATACACACCGTCTTCAGACAGGAACACAAGCCCCACACTAGGAACCATCGTAACAGTGCTAATAGATTTAGTACCAACTCCCTGTATAAACGGGGCCACACTAAAACCACCAGAAGCATCACCACGTATTATCTCTATGGCTCTCTCTCTAAAGACAAGTAACTGATTGTAATAAGGGGCAAACCCCGTGATATCACCACCCTCTCTAGTGCCTACATCGAAGTAGCTAAGGGCTGAGAACGAATCAGGATGAAGACCATTGCTGTAATAGATCCTAGTAGGCTCTAGTTGACCGCCATCTAAGAACAGGGTGTTCTTGAATGTGGCTGCAAAGCGACACGCAGGGGCAGGGAATGTTACCGACTCATCTAGCGCGGGGGCCAGATCAATCAGTATCCTGTCGGGGGTATAATCAATATACGATGTCTCAGTATTATTATCTATTTGAGCAACATAATAGAACTGATCAGACGAAGCGGCTGGGCCAAGATTACGAGTGCGGTAGATCCTCCGAGCTACCGTACCGTCAGGGCCGAGAGGAAGACCATCAAGATAGATGGCTTGGGTGCTTCTTATGTAAGTACCAGACGAAGCGGCTGATGGAGTAATCCAGCTTATAGTCTGGGAAGATGCTGAAAGTGGGCTTTCAGATCCGCTTTCAGAAACAAAAGACACCTTCCATTTATAACAGTTCTCTGCATCGTCGGTGCGCTCACCAAGCCCAACCGTGTCAGAATCAGTCATCGAGTAACCACCATAATACGAAGCTATACCCATATTCTGGGTATTAGTATTTCTAGCATCAGCAACATCTGGAGTCCACGGCGTTGGCGGATGGGGAGCGCGAATCCAGCCAAGAGGAGTTGTGTTCTCCCCGTCGAACTTCATCGGGAAATCATGCCCGTTGACTATTATCAGGTAGCGACCGAACGGTTCATACTGAGTCATCGGTTCATTCGGGGTGGGTATACTCCGAGATAGATCAATGTTAGTAAGACCACCCGCGCCAGCAACATTACCCACAGTATATTTCAGTTGGGCTATACCAGTAGTGGCGTTCTCAACCTCGAACAGATGATAGGTACGCGCACCGTTGTGTGTATTCCAAATATACAGGGATTCAATGCGCCCCATTCTATGGAAGGGTTCCCAAGCTGGTGCAGCAGGAAAGAACTTCTCGTATCCAATACGGTTGTCCCAACCACCTGTCGATGGGTCTACTGACCAGTTCTCAACACGGGTAGCTGACTTCTCTTCTTGAGGTAGAAGTTCGCTAATACCTCCAAGTGGGGCATACTCTTTCTTGTGTTTGGGGTTCATTTATCCCAACCATGTAAGGGTAGTGTTTGCTCTCATAAGGTACTCGCTACCCGCGAAAGACTGCATCTCCCACGAACCAGCACCCGATGATAGATAGTTATTCTCTAATCTCAGAAGCTCCACATCTGCTTTGCGCTTGTAAACCTCTGAGTGACTCAGGTTATCGTGCTTCACAAACAACTCCTGACAGGCTCTATAAACTAGATACCTGTGATGACTTGGAGGAAACTCTGGTGTATCTGAGTCTTCAATCAAACGAGGTGGTTGGTAGATGTACCTCAAGGAAACTAAGTAATCAGTATCCTGTCTAGGGTAGAGCCTTATCCTCTTGTAATGTCCACTGTTCTCTGGAAGCCTGTCCTGACTTATCAGGTACTGAGTCGGAAGGGTTAGACTCGCTACAGTTGTTGTAGTCTCAGCCACATCAGCTTGTTCCACATGATAATAAGCCTTAGTCTCAGTTGTGCGAACATAGAACCTTTTAGTGTAACCACTGTTAGCCCCAGTGTTCTGCATACCAGTAACTTGAAGGTGCTTGCCACCAGCACCAAGGGTTACAGGTGCCGCTGGAGACGGGGAGCTTTCCCTGTCCTGATATATAAGGGTATACTTCACATGGTACTCACCAGCCACCCAAGGCCCACCAGCATTCTCTTGAACAGTAGGGGCCAGCACTGGAGACAACACTGTCTCATCATCGTGAAGAAGCCAATCGGTTGGTTGACCTGTGCTACTCAGTAATAGACCATACTCTTCATCTCTGAATCTGGGTAGATAATCAAAGGCAGTAGTAGGTGTCTGGGTTGGATTCCTCAAGCCAACTGCTATCACTTCGGCGCAGTTCTTGGGCATATCCACATATCTTTGTTTGAAAATAAACGTAATATTGGGTTCATTACCAGCCGCCGCAAAGTCCTTTACAAAAAGAATATTGCTAGCAGCATATTTAGCTATTTCATATTCTCCATCATCGGCAGTTGATCCTTGTATCTCAACGATCATGCCCGACATCCAAGGCAGAAATGGCGTAGTAGCAGACCCAATCAAGTTGGAGCCGCTATTCAGAACACCATCAGTAACCTTAACATCCTTATAGACTGATATCTCAGATGACTTTATAGCGAACGTCCAAGGCTTATCTGTAAAGAAGTCCAGATACAGCTCGTTGACGACACGAGTAACTTCGTCTCGGTAGGTTTGAACGTCAGGATCATAATCAACTATTGACCCAACCATCTCTCTAAGTTCTTGAAGATTCATAACCTACCTGTGTAAATGGGGGGCCGAGCCAAGTCCGTGACCCAACCCCCCAAAGTTCGACTAAGAACTAAACTCTGCGGAACCAGTAAAGATCTACTGTATTATCAGCTAGATTCTCAAGGGCAATAGCTACGGCTTGGAAAGCCCCAGTTTGAGTCTTAACTTCACCAGACGCTACTGGCATCAATAGCTCACCGAGCGCAACACCAGACGCACACGCTACGTTCTCGATGTATCCACCGACACATACGCGAACAGTCTCGCCTGATACGGCTGACTCTAACGCAACACCAACAGCCAAGTTAGTAGCAGTTCCAACGATAACATCGGTCGAACGCTCCACGCCAAGCTTTCCTGCGGGCATAGATGTATCCCACTGTACTACTTGACCAGCAGTAATAGTGGCTTTAGCTGTGTACTCGATGATTTCAGCACCAGCACCTGTTGTTATTGTTACAGAACCAAGTTCTGGCTTACCATGATTTAAATGTCCAAACATATTGATTACCCCGCAAATGTGAGAACGCCAAGACTAGCAAGGTGATCTGCAACAAGTTGTGTACGAACGAAGATGTTAGCCTGACGAGCAGCGTAGCCACTCTTGGTCTCGAAATCGCTCATGGTGAAGTTAGCTTCAGAATCAAAGACTACCTTCATTGACTTAGTGTTTAGGAAGTACATTGATGGGTCGCCCGCTAATGTACCGTCCAGGTTGTTCTCAACGTACATAAGCGCACCGTTGAAAGCCAAAGCCAAACGACCACCATCGAGAACAGTCTCTTTGGGTGTGTAACGCTCTTGAGCTTGCAAGATGTTCTTGTATGAACGGTAAGAGTTAGGCGAGGCCAAGATAAGATCTACTGATCCTTCTGGAGCATAAATCTGAGTCTGAATCATGAGATCAGTCATGTTGTCAAGACCACTTGCTGCCCAGTTACCCGCACCACCCAAGTTGGCTGATTGGTTCTGCCAGTTGGAAGACGCGAAGGTTGCCTTAGAAAGACCACCAACAACATTTGTCTGTGCGCCGAAAGCACCAGCCTCAAGCCAACCAGTAGCTATTTGACCGTCAAGAGTTCCCATCTCAGTGAGAACAGTAGAAGTTCCAGCGATAGCTTGAAGCTCCCACTCTCTCTTCAACATTCCCATTACTGACTTCATACGAGCGTCAGCGATAGAAATAACAGCGTTCTCGCCTTTGTTAGATAGTTCTTCCTTACGAGTGATAACAACTGGAGCGACGAAGTCACACCAATCGTACTCAGGTGAACGAAGTACATCGGCCACACTGCTGTTTACTGCCTCATAACCAGTAGAAAGTTGTGTGATTGCCGAGTGATCTCCGAAGACACCTGCGCGAGTAATGCGCTGTCCACCGTTGATAACTTCAACTCCACCAGCACTTTTGATGTGGTCGAGTAGGGGAATAGTTTTGAATAAGTTGTCTACTGCCTTCTTGCTACGCGCTCTGGCGGTAGACGACAGTATGTCATTTTGAATAGCCACGATAGGCTCCTATAATAAAAGTGAAGTAATCTCTACCGTTTATCCCATAATGGGGTCGGGATGGCTTCACTTATCCATAGGTGGGGCTGGGCCTTCAGTCAAAACAATAGCAAAGACTAAAGACCCATGCAAGGGTTTATCGTGCTTTATTGCTCTTCAACCAGTTGTAGATAGCAACAGGGTCATCCTGATCTAGGACATATTGGGGAACTCCTGTACCACGTCCACGAGATGCACCCCCTACCTTTAGACCAGCTGCTTTAGCGGCAGACTTGTACTGCTTTAGCTCTGCTGATTGGGTTTGTTCTTGCTTGTGAAGGAGTTGTCCTTTGACCTGCCAGTATGCTTGCTCAAGATTCATGTGTTCATTAGCCATCAATACTTTAGCGACATCTCCCTTCATGCCTTCTAGGTCGGGGTGTTCTGCTTTGAATGAATCTAAACGCTGTTGTCTTTGCGCCGTCTCATTCTGCTGGCGTAAAGGCTCCAACATCTCCTTCATCCTCTGAGCTACTTCCTGTTGGATACGGCTCTCGAACGACTTTGTGTCATAAGGATCAAAGTTATCAACCTTCTTATCGGCCTTCTCTGATACATCTTTGAAGAAGTTAGACTCAAACAATGCGGCGCGTTGAGCATCAAGGTCAGCCTTGGCTGCGGCCATTTGCTTGCGCTGTTCAGCCAACTCCTGCGTCTTACGAGTAAACGAAGACCTCAAGTTATGAACTAGCTTCTTTGCGTCATCTGGAAGCTCACCCACCACTGCTTGGTAGTTTACTCCTTTGTAGTCTCCTTCTTGCTGGAAGATAGGGTCATTGATTGTAGCGTCTGCAACTTGCTCAATGACTTCGCGTTCGGGAGGAGCCGCTTCCTTGGCTTGCGTCTCTTGAGGAGCCTGATCTCCAGTGCCTCCTTGTGCTTCGCTTGTACTAGGCGCACTCTCTGTAGGTGCTGTTTCTGGTGCGACACTTTGTGTCTCCGTTGTTGGGGTTGGTGCTGGTGCATCCATGCTGTCTCCTTGTTCCCGTTAGGGAGGGTGATGACACGGTTGGGCTATGCTCTAGAAGCGAGCAGTGCCTCCGCGTCGTATGTAGGTGCTGGTGGTGCCGCTGGCATTTCTGGTGCTGGTGGCCCCGACTGTTCTTGAGGCTCTCTCGGCGTAGAGTCTGTTTTCAACCATGTAATGAACGGCTGGTTAGTAGACAGGGTGTCTAGTCTAGCTTCGATAGCTTCGAGGTCTTCGTTGTTCTCGGCTGTCGCTATATCCCACGAAAGTCTTTCAAGGCCAGACTCCTTGGCCGCGTCTGATACCATGCTAAGTGCTTTCACAAACTCTGTCGGCAAAGCACCATCTATGTCTTCAGTAAATGTTGGATACAAGGGACGCTCGAACATGGGCAATACATTGTTCAGTGAGTCAACCAGCGAGTTCAAATCTCCCAAATCGAACTTTCCTTCTGGAGCCATGTTAGCCACAGCAGCCTCTTTAGTCGAATCTAGCTCTGCCGCTCTGTCCATAAGCTCTTGTTCTTTCGGTGATAACTCAGCCATCGTTTACTCCAGTATCTGTCAGAGTTCCCTGCTTCCGCATCTCTGATAGTGTGAATGTTTCTGCTATTGCTTTTCCAGCATCGCCGCCACTATCGGCCATCTTTGCTTTGAAGGTCTTGATATTGCGTTCATGACGAAGGTCTGACTCTGTTTGTTTATCTAGCGAGTCGTCCACGTAGTCTTTGTCGAAGGAACTCAGAGTCGTTAGACCCTTCGCATCCATCAGCTTCTCCTTCTCCATAGAGTTGTAGTATGTCGCGCCTAGTCCTCTGTCGAAGAAACCATTCACCCCATACTTCCCCGTCTGGTCTCCCCACCTCCCAGGGGTCTTCGCTACTACGGGGAGCATTCGGATAGCTCGCCCACCACATGTCGAGCATGGCTTCTCCTCTGGAATCTGCTCATTAGGAAAGAACAACTCTTCTGTTGTGTGTCTTCCACAGCAGTAATCGAATAACGGCATCAATACTCCCTATTGTGTGAAGCCAACGCCGCCGCCGAGTATCTGCTCGGAGACATTGCCTGGGGTTGGATTACCGACTAGTTGATTTACTCCCATTCCAGCACCACCCGCTTGTTCTTTAGCAGGAGAAGGAATACCAGCACCGCCCGCTTCAGGCATTGGTGCAGGTGGTGGCTCTTCAAGCCAGTCCTCTGGAAGCTGCATAGTGCGTACCAACTCCTCTTTGATGCGCTGGTTCGGCACCCCAAGTGCTTGAAACAACTGAGCATTTTGCAATATACGCTGGTTTCGGATAGCTTCCGATATTGGAGTAGACGCTTGATCTGCCGCAAAGACAACAAAGTCTCCACCCAAATCTTCTGCTTTGACTACTTCTGCCTTCCCATCAAGAAGAACCATGCTCGGTGTGTCTTGCTCTTCAAGGAAGACCTTCATCATTGCAAGGTAAGATAAAGCCATACCCTCAATGGAGGCGTCTCTTTCTCTGGCCATACGACCAATCTCTGAAGTAGTGTACGCAGCTAGAGCGGCAATCTCTGTAGCCGTAGCCTTAGTAACTTCACCCCTTGTAAATGGCGCCGTTACAGAACCTGAGTCCTTATCCTTAGATACTTCTCTCATGTACTGGGTAACTTCCATTGGAATCTGTACATGTGGTACTGGCCTAATCAATGTATCAAGAGGATCTTCAGACTCTACCTCAACAAACAGACCGTCAACGCCTGAAGTAACTTGAGCCATCTCTTCTTCAGTTATCGACCCCTTCTTTACCAGCCATTGCCTAGAAGCCTTGCGAACAGCGTTAGCTTGGAAGGAACGAATGATGTTCATTTCGTACAACTGGTCATATACCCGCTTCATCGCCGAATATCCCAGCATAGGTTGGTCTGGTATACGGTTGTAGTACATAGGAACCAGCGGTAACACAGGCTCATCGAACGCATCTCGGAAAGGAATAACGTCTGCTGAGTCCAGCCACTTGTCAGAAGTAGTAGTAAACCAGTGCAACTTATCGTTCATAAGGTCATACATCTCTACGATCTTGACATATAGGAACATATCAGAGACCCCTTCAGGCTTCTTATCGTCCACGTTGTCGTTCTTCTCGAAGAAGTTCTTCATTGGAACGCCGTCTGCTTTGAAGCTTCCACCAAATCTCTTCTCTGCATCTGGTACGGTCATCCAATAGATGTGTCCAGTGTACCTCTGCATGTCCCACCTGGGTGAGTCTTGGTCTACAATGACCTCCCAAGGAGGTACAGCCACAGGTAAAACCCTATCATATATGCCTTCACGGTCAGTAACGGCCAGCTTCAGGAACGAGTTCGGATAGATAAGGGCCATCCGAGACGCTGATTCAATGGCTGAACGGCTCTTGAGCAGGAAGTTGTTGACGATATGCTGTGATTTATTGACGTTACCCTTTGCTTTCAGCCCAGCTTTGAGGACAATCGCAGGGTTCTTGGCAAACAAAGAGGCTTGATAAGACTCGATATACCCGTATCCGTCATTAGTTTGGATACGAATCTGAGAAGCGTTCTTCTGTTTCTCCCAGAACTCCATCTCATATACGGACTTATATCTCTCCATCTCATCTCGACGGTCTTCCCAGTACGCATCGTGCGCTGCCAATATTACCTTCACGTCATTCGGTTTCACTTCCACCCTCCCTTGGAGTTCCCACCACGTATATTCCACGGACAGGCTCGGTTTGCTTTCTTCGCTCTAAGTTGTTGTATATGCTTATCCATTATCGCGCTACGAACTGAATGATGTACATTCAAAGAAGTATCCTCTAACAAGTAATAGCATAAGCCCAGAGAAATCATAACGTCATCGTGCTTTCCTTTCTTCGCTTGAGGCTTGTCGCGTATATAAACAATGTTCTTCAGCTCCTCCTTTACGAGCTTATCTAACGCCAGAACAACGCCCCCATCCATCACAGCCTTGATAGCCTGGAAGACAAGAGGTCGAGTGCGAACCGTCATACGGAAGTCCTTTCCATTCTTAGGATCTTTGTATAGACCCTTCACCTTCAACTGGCGCAGACGGTGGATAACCCAACTACCGTTACCATTACTCTCCACGATAATCTTAGGCTTCCCGTACTTCTCGTATATCTTCACAATCACTTCAGCCAACTGAGCTGGTGGAGTCTTATTAGATATGAAATGGTACACTGGCTGACGGGTACTAACCGACACAACAGTAACAGCAGAGTAGTCAGACTTAGACCCAGCCCCCGCACCAACGTCCACACCAATCACATATGCCTCTCCCTCCATCGGGGCGGATATCTGTCGATGCTCATGAGACCCACACTCCAGATCCTGTATTTCATCTAAAGCATCTAAATCAAAGAAGTTTACCCCAGTAGAGCGGAACGCCTCACCAATCGTAGCAGGGTACTCTCGTATAAACTTCTCGCTACCCAGAGACTTCTGCTGCTGCATACGCCAATACAACTGACTTCTAGTAAGACCATGCTCCAAAGCAATACGTGTCTCCACTTCATTAGGCTTGTACCAGTCTTTAGCAGGACGAGTATATATCGGATTAGCAAACCAGGGAAAGAACACGAGCTTCCATTCGTTCTTACCTTCAGCAGCATCCTTCACCAACTGATGAAACCTGTCACCCGTTCTATTCGGCGTACTCTCAATCACAATCTGACCATCACCAACAGCCGCCATAACAGTAGCCATAACCTCATCTTGGTCTTCATAGAAAGCAAACTCAGATAAGTGTACCGCGTTCATAGCAAAAGAACGTGTACCACCCTTACCACCAGCAGTATACGTCTTGACGCTCGCACCCGAATCTTTGAACGTCAAAGTATTAGCACTAGCCTTAGACAAAGGACGACGAAGCATAGAAGGAAGATTGTCATAGAATGTCTTCTCCATACGGTGCAACTCCTCAGCAGATGCACGAGTATGAGAAATAACCGCATACTGAGTAGGTTGGTCAGACGTATACGCTCTCCAGAAGTGATACCCACGAGTAAGAGTAGAGATACCCATCTGACGAGCCTTCAATATAATAACCCGATTCTCAGTCTTCAGTATCTCCAACAACTCCTTCTGAGGCTTGTTCATAGAGAAATCAGTCAACCGCTGTCTCTGCTTGTGCATTATCTTCAAACGAGAAATAAACTGAATAGGGTCAGCAACAACACCCTGTACCTTAGCTGGTAACTCACTCACCGAACCACCCCGCCATCTCCTTAGACGCAATACCCGTCACCTTTACCTTATCAGCTCCAACACCAGCCTTATCCAAAACAACTGTAGCCGCCTTGATAACATCAGCATCACGAGCCTCCATATCACCCATCACACGACGTAAAGCCTCAACTGCCTCAACAACAGCACCACCCAATATCTCCTGGGCTTTAGCAATATGACCACCACGACTCATAGTAATCTCAGCACTAACTTGAGGATCTTGCGTCCACTTCCACACAGTCTCGCGCCGTACACCCAACTCCTTAGCCACCTTCGGTATAGTCATACCACCACCCAAAAGCTCAACAGCTCGCACTTTCTTAGAATCCATTATTCCTCCGTGGTTTATCTTACACAAACAACAACATATATGTTATCTTACTATTAGGCCACCGCACCAACAGAAAGCGGATAGAGCAAATAGCTCGTATCAGGTATAATGACTCAACAGCATGCAATAGCAAAGCTCCAGAGGACAACAAACCCGTGTAACGTCAACAGGGTGAATACCAATGTTGACTATGACAATGAACGATGGTTCAAGTTACCAGCGCGGGTGACGGGAGATTGATACCCGTTTCAATAATAATCTAATACGATGGAAACACACTTACTGCACCAAGTACCATCCGAACTTAGCGATACTAGTATTCCGTGTCGGGGGGGGGT